TCCGCCGTGTAGATGGACAGCGGGGTTTCGGGGTCGTCGTCCAGCAGGAACTTCCCGGTCCCGTTGTAGCTGAACTTGAGCCGCCCGGTGCAGGGGGTGCCGTCCATCTTGACCCCGGCCCACCTGCAGAGAACCAGGTTCCAATCCGGTGATGGTTGATTCATGTCAATGGGCTCCTGTGGTTCATCCGATAGCGTGCCTTCCCCTGTCAGGTTGGCCGTCCATGTGAAGTGCGGTCGGTTGGTCGCGGCGAGATTCCCGGACCCGGTGAGTATCAGATACCACGCTCGGCCGCGTGCGATGTCGGCTGCAAGTGTTCCTTCGCCGTCGAGTGGTGTGACCCATTGGAAGGCTGGCGCGGCGTTGGCCGTTAGTGTGCCTTCTGCGCCCGCCAGTGCTTCCCAGTCGAACGCAATGGTGGCCGTGGTGGTCAGCGTGCCGCTGCCGCCGAATGGGGCCGTCCACGAGCGTTCCGTGGTGGCCTGTACGGTGAGTGTGCCGGACCCGTCAAGGTCGGCGGCCCACTCGAAGTGCGGTGATGCCGTGGCTTCGAGCAGCCCATCACCGACACGATCAGCGTCCCATGTGAATCCGGGGGCCGTTGTTGCCGCGAGTTGCCCACCGCCGTCGAGTGCCGCCATCCAAACGAATGACGGCCTCGGGTTGCCGGCGAGCGTGCCAGCGCCGGACAGGTTCGCCGTCCACGAATAGACGGGCGGTTCCTCGGTTGCGCTCGGGGACTGGTAGGCGGCGATGATCGCGGACCGGCCGACGACGTTCGTAGTCCATGTTCCCGTGGTCGTATACGCCGTACCGCCCGCACCCTCCCGTGACGCCAGAGCGTGGGAGGGGTAGTCGGCGGCGGCGACGTAGGTATCCAGGCTCTCAACAAATGAGTTGCCGAATGTGACCGTGCGCGCATTCGTTCCAGCGGTTACCGACCCGATGGATGCAAGAATCGTCCGGTCGCCCGCAGTAGGCGTCAGGGATGGGGTCGCCATGCTCGTGCTCGCCGCGGCCGTGTTCACTGACAGTGCCGCGTCATAAGCCCCGGAGAGTTCGGCAACCCACCATATGCCTTGCCCGTTCGCGGAAAACGGGTATGAAGTGCCGCCGCCTACCCGATCCCAGAGGTAGTGGCCCATGTAGTTGACCTGCGAGGTGCGCAACGTCCAGCCGCTCGGTGTGCTGACGACCGTGTTACCGGCAATCAACACCACGACGGTGGACGTTGGGGAGGATGCGGCTGGTAGGGCTACCGTGAATGCGCCGCTGCCGTTGAACTGGCCCGACGCCTGCTGGATGATTGCCACGCCGGATCACCCCCGGCCTAGGCTTGTGTATAGATGAACGTGACGGTCGTGGTGCCTTCGGTAGCGAAGTTCTGGGAAGTCACGTCGCCGCCGTCAAGGTATGTCCCGTCAGCCGCGTGCACACCCTGGCCGACGATGGTTGCCCCCGCCGGAACAGTGAACGTCGCGGTCGCTTCAATGACGCTTCCCGATGCCGCCGACCATGTGAGCGGCTGCTTCGAGTAGCTGCCCCCCGGTTCGGTGCCAGCGGTTGCGCCCGGGCTCGTGATGTAGAGGGCCCCCTGTTTTGCCGCCGCACCATACGCGTTGGCAAGGGTGTTCCGTTGTGCTTCGGTCTTGATTGCCACAGTATTCTCCTAGGGTGGTGCTGGTGTTGTGGTTGTGTCGCCCCCAGGCGAACGTGGTCTATTTCTCCGGATCCAAACCCTGCTCACGAAGGTAGGGGCCCCAGAGTTCGGCAAGGTCAGCGAGCTTCTTGGTTGTCAGGCTTTGCGTTTCGAGGGCCTGCCGTGTCGCCCTGTTCTGCGCCAAACCCTCGGCATGGTTCGCGTTGTACTCTGCCTTGATCCCACGGACTTCGGCGGACAGGTCTTCACGGATGCCGCGCACGTCATGGTGTAGCCGGTCCAAGTCGTCGCGTAGGTTCGTGGAATGCGTGTTGGATACCTGCTCGCGGACCTCGTTCAGGATCGCCGTGGTTTCCTCGTCCTTCGCGTGCAGTGCGTGGATGGATGCCCGCAATGATGGTTGCGCTTCCTCCACCAGGTTCCCGGCAGCGTCCAGCCGTTCGGGCCTGCCGCTGAGGTCGGTGATTGATCGATACACTTCCCGCACCCCACGGAATACGGGCCGCAAGAGTAGCCATAGCCCGCCGATGATGACCGACGCCCCGCCCATGAAAGCGAGTATCTGCCCGACCGTGACCCCTGCCATGTAGTCGGGGATCTCGGTCAATGTGTCGGTGTTGAGGTATTGCATTGGCCCCCCTTGGGCTTGAGACTGTGCCCCGCTTGCTTTGTCGCGGGGGGTTTACTATGGTGGTGCCGTGAGCACGATAGAACAGGCGAAGGCAGCGCAAGACCGACTGGCCACCGCCAACCAGAACTTCATCCAAGCGGCTGCAGAACGAGACGCGGCCGTGAAGGATGCCAGACTGGCCGGGGTGAGCGCGCAAGAACTCGCCACCCACCTCGGCCTGTCCAAACAGCAAGTCCACAAAATCATCAAAGGAGCATGACCATGGCCCAGCCGATTACGTCAGAATCCCGCGCCTACGCTCACGACATGGGGTTCGACCTCTGTGAAGAATGCGGCGCAGTGTTCGCGCCACTCCCCGGCTTCCCAAATGACGGCCACACGTGCCACGCCGACGGGACCATTACGGCGAACAATCAGGAACCTGCCTAGACGGGCTTTACTGTCGGCCCGTCCCCTCCGGAAGCAGACACCGTGAGGCTGCTTGAAGCGGCCGGGATCGAGAAGCCCAGCCGCGCCCGCCCCCCATTAGGCGTAATTGTTCGGGAAATGTTCAACGCGCCCGTATCGTCGCTTGCCGATAGTGTCACCGCGGCGGCGCTATCCACTGACAGTTCCCACGTCGATCCTCGGGCCCATGCGTAGGCGCGGGAAAGATCAATGGTCGCTGAGCCCGACACCCACGCCGCGCTCTTCGCCAGATTCACCACGTGGGATGACCCTGCGTCCGCCCACGCCGCAGCGCCCATGGTCAGGACTTCAACTCGCCCTGCATCGCGTTCGGCAGCGATGAAGTCCAACATCTGGCCCCATCGCTCCGACGAAATGTAGCCTTCTTGGTCCAAGCGGATGGGATGGCCGTAAATATTCACCATGCCGCCTAGTGCGCCAGCCTCCACCACCATATCTTCCGCCAGCCCTGCCCAGGATGTGATGTCAACTCCCAGCCGGGTCATGGCGGTCACGGGCGCCCCGGATAGCGGCACCACGTAGCCGGGAGTAACCGAGGAGACCACAGCATGGTTGTCAAGAATGGTGCGACCCGCGATGTGGGACCACCACTGTGACAAGTCCGCCCCCGCGTCGAATCCGTTGTACCCCGTCGCGCCCACTCCGGGCATCACGTATCCGTCGATTGTGACCAACGGGCAGCCTGCATGTAATGCTTCCAGGGAACCTAGGATCTTGTCGCGAATGAGGGAGTCCGCTACTGCGTCGCCATGGTCGCGTGAGTGGTTGACGATTTCCCACCCATATTGAATAGCCCATGACTGGAGCTTCGCGAAGGTCATGGTTTCGTTGCCGAGTCCGCCGAAGTCCGAGGGCGAGGGAACGAGTGTTATAGGAAGCTGGTGATCAATGACTTTTGCCATGAGTTTGGACTCGAAGCGGTCAAAGGCGTGGTCGATGGTGATCACCACGACGCCCTTGCCGCCCGTCCCGATGCGGCCACCGTGACGGGTGCGGGCCCTCTCAAGCATAAGCTCCCGGTGATGCGGCGAGCGTTCTGGCTCATCCAGCACTTCTTCGATCCAGTCGTGGTCGACGCCGGCCTGCGTGAAGTTCTGCCGGAACCCGCGTGGTGCCTGCCCTGTCGCGTACGGGAGAACCGTAAGCCAACGGACGCCCCGGTATGATGTGAGGCCCGTGCGGTCGGCGGTGACCCGCAGGTGGAAGGGCTGCCCGGCGACGCCCGAAGGCATGTCGGGAACCGTTGCCGCCGTGGCCGCGCTTGGAGTGCCGTAATTTCCGGGAGTCGTATATGAGGCCAGGGGCGCGCCCTCGGTGACTGGCTCTGGGATGTCAGTTAAGGACACCCACGGTCCGGGGAACGCCCCGTTGGAGGCACCGGCACGGTGAAGTATTCGCGGCTCGTTGTATCCGTTATTGCTGCGCCACACTTGGGAAACGCCCGAGCCGCCGTTGGGGATCGCCTCAATCGACCCTGCCCCGGTGAGTGGAGGGAGGTTCGCCATGGCTGCGGCGACGGCCGACGAGACTGGGCGGACGCCGGAAGTGGTGAGTGCATTCGCCGTGGTTCCCGTGGCATCAGGCTTTGTCCACTCGGCGGCCTCTGCCGCGACCTGGATCGCGTTGTCTGCCGTCTGCGCGAGGTCGCGCATGTCATTAGCCAGCTTTGCCTCGATGCTGTCCTGCTTGATGAAGTCCCCGGCAATCGGGTACTGAATGCCGCCAGCGGTCGTTTCCGGCATAGTGCCTCCCAGTGATAGGGAAGGCCCCCAACGCATGGGGGCCTTCCATGCTTATGCCTTATGCGGCGTCGTTGAATTGCCCGTACGTCTGTGGCTTCGGGCCGAGCGCGTCGTGCTGCGTGTAGGTCAGGTTCGCCCCGGACAGCGCATCGTTGTAAGCCTTGTAGGTCGTGAACGTAGTGGCCGTGCTGATGATCCGCACCGACAGGGACAGCGTCGTGCCGTCCTTGTCCGCACTGCGCTTCATGCCCACGATGAGCGCGTTCATGGTCACGCCCAGCAGGCGCGGGGATGAGATGGTCACCACGTCTCCCAACTGGATCCGCGGATCGTCCACCACGTCGAGGCCCGTAATTGTCGGCAACGGGGTAGCGGTCTGCGCCGATAGATAGTCCGCGATCCGATCCAACCACTCGTTGTCGTCCTCGCGGTTGTTCCACACGTCAACGTCGTGCACCAACTCCGGGCCAATGCCACCAGCGGTAACAGGCGTGACCGAAACAGGGGCCCATTCCACCCGACCAAACCCGCGGATGATCGGCCCCGGGAATTGCCGCCACTTCGGCCACAAGTCCGGGTCATCCGGCGTTTTCAAGTTGATCTGCGAGTCCGACGAAATCGAGGCCACACGCTGTGAGATCTTCCACGTCTTAGCCGAAATCTTGCGAATCCCGAATGTCACATACGACTGCCCCCAGTCATCGACCGGATCGCCCTCACTGGCAACCGACGCGAAGAAGAACGACCCGCGCCCCGCATTGAAGGCAGCCTCCATAGCGCCAGAGTTGACGATCTGCGGGTGCTCGTCCGGCATGATCCAGTCAACGTCATTCTCCGGGCTGATGAACTGCGCCTTGTAGTCCTCGCTGTTGAGCGTCTCGCCCGACCCCTGGTAGAGCTTCTTGTTCCGGTAGCGGCCTTTGTCGATTGCGGGGATCTTCCCGGTAACCGTGACCTTGGACCGCGACCCGAGCAGCGGGTCCTCCCAGTTGAGGTCGAGAATGTCGTCCAACGTGGTCAGCGTGCGCACCGGCGTACGGGCTTTTAGCGCCAGCGTGGGGACGACCTGCAACACGCCCTTCTCGTCAATCCATGAACCGATGAGCAGTGACCCGCAGATACGTTTCATCAGATCCGACGCGGGTTCGTCCTCAATTCCCGGACCGGCGTCCATGAGCCCGATATGGATGACATTCGACAGGTCCAGAACCGCGGACGGAACCCACGACAGCGACGCGAACTCCTGCGACGCCGTGGCCGGGTGCGAAACCTGGATTCCCGCAACACGGGTCGGCGCATCACCGGACGTGATGACCGAGGACATGGCTGTGCCGCCGATGGTCCCGGTCCCGGTGGCCGTGGTCCCGGTACTCGTCTTGAGCGTCACTGCGCCGGCCTTGCATAGCGCCGTGACCATCATTGCCGTGCCGAGCGCCACCCGGCACGCCTCCGTCCCATTCACCCGCAGGATCGCAATACGGCCCGACGTGACCGACAACGAGACCGTGTTCGATGCGCCGTAATAGGCGGTCAGGAAGAAACTGCCTGCATGATCGGCCGCGACCATCGCCGTCAACTGCACAGCGACCGTGGACGCATACGAGACGCGGGGGCTGTACTTGTTGTTGAAGTTCCCCACCGACCAGCCCCACGGGGCCGTGTTGTTGCTATGGTGCGACGCCGTGGTGTCATATGCGCCGCCCGTTTCGAGCGTCCCGGCAACCTCCGCATTCGGCCACATGCTGCCCTGGCACGACACCGCAACAGCCGGGTCGTACTCCGTGGGAGGCGTCGAGTAGAAACCCGCCGTCCGCAACGCATGATCGATGTAGTGGATCGAAGACAAGCCCACCCCACGGTACGGGTCCGTTTCCACCAGCGGCGGCATGATCCGCAACAGGGGCAAGTGCGAGACGCTGGCCGAAAGCTTGTCGTAGTCGTCAATGATCGTCGCCTGAAACCCACCGCGGGCATCACCAGACGGGCCATCCATGACACCCGTGAACTGCACCCACTCCGTAACGCCATCGCCCGCGAAGATCTGCACACGATCACCACGACGCGGCAACCAGCCCGTCGAAGCGTTGAACGGGTTACGGGCCCGCTCCTCCACATCCTCACCCGCAAAGACAATGTTCCCCGTAGCCTGCTTCACGCCAGACGCCGACACCACCTGATCCGGCATATCCCCCGTCAGCTCACGATCAACCGACCACGACACATGCTCACGCTGGACCCCATTCACCAGAACCCGGGAAGTGAAAGCGCGGGAATCACTATCGACCAGAACGCCAGCCTGCAATCAGCCCACCTCCTGGACGGTAAATGAAATGTCAGACCAACGTCCGGTGTAGGGATTGTTGATCGCCTTCACGACACTCCGAGACGCACCAAATAGAACCGCCTTCGGGCAACCCTGGCCGTCAGCCCACGGGAATAGCGTGTCCGTCCACGTCAACGCAGGACGGGCCATTGCGGTCGCATTCACGGCGCACACATAAGCCGACACTGCCCCGGCTGGTGGTGTCGCCGTCACCCATGAACGGGCTACCGTGCCGGCAGTCGCGGCAATGGTCGAGGACGTGCTGCCAAGACTGCCATCAGCGGCGTCGTACCATGCGATGCGGGCAATCGCACCAGCTCCGAGCAGATACGCCGACGCCGTGACCTTCTGGCCGGGGAGAACGGGCACCTTCTCCGAACCGAAGAAGATCGTCCCCGCGCCGTTGTTCGAGTACGACCTGCCCGCCCAGCCGTCCGCACCAAGATTCAACGGGCCAGCCTCGGACAGCGCCGAACCCGACCCGGCCACATAGGCACCCGGAGCGCACGACGCAGCATCCGGGCTCAACATGTTCGTCACCGGGGCGTCCGTCGAGACGAACACGAACGGCCCCGGACCCCACTCGCCGTTGGAGAACGACATGAGGGTGCCCTGCTCCTGCGGGCGGTAGTGTTTAACGCTGAGTGACCATGATCGGCGCCCAACAGGGCGGACCTGTGCCTTGATCCGCCCCTCAAGCGTCGTCCGAAACGAGTAGCGCTCCTCCGGCTCAACCGAAAGCGACCCAACGTAGGGCAGTTCAACGAGACGCCCCAGCTTGCCAATGAAGGTACTCAAACGATTGCCTTCTTTCCGCGGCTCAACTCGTGGACGCCCTTATTGACGACCTTGGCCAGAACCTGCTCCGACCCGAACTGCATGACGAACGTCGTGCCATCCGGGACAGCCGGGGTGACCGTCGTCGTGCCCTTTAGCGCCAGCTTGTGGATGTCTGCCCACTGCTGGTTGTTCAGGATCGCCTCGGGCTTCCGGGACGCGTTCACAATCGACGTGAGCCCCGGATTCAGGACGCCCCCGTTGTCGTACAGGTAGGAGGCGAAGTTGAACGGCTGCCCGTTCCTCCACAGCTCCTCGTGCAGGTGGGGGCCGGTGCTCTTGCCGGTGTTGCCTGAGTAGGCAATCGTCTGACCCGCCTTGACCTTGTCGCCCGGTTTCGCAGCCCACCCGGACAGGTGCCCGTAGTAGGAGTTCATCCGGTTGCCGTGGCCCATGAGAAGCCCCTTGCCCGAACGCCCGGTAACGATGTTCCAGCCGATCTTCTGCACGACCCCGTCGAACGCGGCCTTCACCGCAGTCCCAATCGGGACGGCGAAGTCGATGCCGGCGTGCGGGTAACGGCCGCGGGACGAACCGAAGCCCGACGTGATGCGCCCACCCGGACGGAAGAACCGCCCCAGGGGTCCGTCATAACCACCGACGAACCCGCCAGCAGAACCTCCGGTGACGACATCCTTGCCCGCGATCCACGACAACGCCTTGTCAATCGTGGACCGAACCAACGACGCCGCCATGTCGCCAAGACCGGTGCCGCCGATCATGGACGACAGCGCGTTCTTGACCGGCTTCAACACCATCCCCGCAGCAGACGCAAGCCCGCCACGAACGAACGACATGCCCTTCGCGACGGCATCCGACCAGAACCCGCCAATGCCCTTGTGGGCTTGCTGGCCCTGTTCGAGCGCGCCCATCGGCATCTGCTCTTTACCGGCGAGCATCCGGTTCGTCTCGGCAGCCGTGTAGACGCGGCCCGGGTTCGTGAAGTTCACCAGCTCGGGGCCTTCCTCGCCAACGAGAGCCCAGCCACGGGAAGCGAAACCACCCTTGGCAAACGCCCGCATCGGACCACCCGACGTAGCGACACCCTTGTTGCCAGTGCCCATGCCAATGAGGGGCAAGGACGGCAGGGGATCGCCGCCCACGATGGAACGAACCTTGTTCAGCGCCTTCCGCAAACCGTTGTTGTACACCGTGTCGATGACGAAGTTGATCGGCTTGGCGGCTGCGGACTTGATCGCGGACCACGCCCGCGAAATCGCATCCACACCACGCTTGAAAGCCGGGGCGACATGCTTCTCAATGAACGCCCCGAGCGCCTGGAAGATAGGCTTGATGCCCTTGTTCCAGACCAGCGAAATGTGCTTGCCGACCTTGTCGAAAACCGGCTTCACGATGTTCTCGTACAGCCACCGGAAGATCGGGCCCACGACATTCCGCATGTACCAGCGGATCGCCAGGAAGATCGTCTCGATGACCGCCCACGCGATCTTTATCGCCGTGGAAATCAGGAACCAGATCGGCTTCACGATGTTGTTGTAGAGCCAAGAGAAGATCGGCCCGACCACGTTCTGGATATACCACTTGATCGCCTTGAATATCGGCATGATCACGTAGTTCCAAGCGAACTTGATCACCGTGGAGATGACCTTCCACGCCACCATCACAGCCGTCTTGATGCCCAACCATGCGGCATCCATGATCTTCCGGGCCGTCTCGTTGTTCTTGTACAGCCAGATCAGAGCGCCAACGAGCGCGCCAATCGCGGTGATGATCAGGCCGATGGGGTTTGCGCGCATCGCAACGTTCAGGGCCTGAAACGCCACAGTCGCAGCAGTGATCCAACCCTTGACCGTAGTCACGATTTTCATTGCCACAAACGCCGCCACAGCGCCAGTCGCGGCACCTGCCAACGCGGCCAGAACCCAACGGTTCCGATCCAGCCAGCCCCACGCGTCCTGCAGCCACTTGACCACATCAGTGCGCACGAAGTCGATCAGCCGAATGAATCCGTCGCGGACGTTGAACAGGAAATCGACAACCACCGAATCCTCCTCAACATTGAACGCCGCCCGGAAAGCCTTGGTGAACTGGCCCTTGACCAGCAAGTCATAGAGGCCCTTCACGCCATCCGTGGCACGCCCGATGAAGTCGCCAATCGCGGCACCGGCAACCTTCGCGCCCTCCTCCAACGGCTTCAACCACTCAATCGCGCCAGAGAAGAACTTCTGGATCTTCGGGTAGACGCCCGAGAGCAGGTTCGCGCCGATACGACCGACAGCGGCCATGGTGTTCTTGAATGCGCCGGTAAGCGTCTTGCCCGACTTCTGCGCCGCCCCGCCTAGGCCCTCTTGCATGGCCTTCTGGAACGTCTCGAAGTCGATCTTGCCCTTCGAGGCAAGCTTCGCCGTTTCCTCCGGCGTCTTCCCGATCTGCTTGCCCAAAAGCTGCAGAATGGGGATGCCCTGATCGCCCAACTGTGCGATCACATCGCCCTGGATCTTGCCCGACGCCGCGACCTTGTTGAAGATCGCACCCATCTCCGACATCGGCACGCCCGCAATGGTTGCCGCGTCGCCAACGAGGGTGAGTGTCCGCTCTAGTTCCTTGCCCGGCTTGATGCCCGACGCCACGGCACCAGCCGCGACCGTCGCCGCCTCGTCAAGTCCAAACGCGGTCCCCTTCACGGCGGCATTCGCGTTCGTCATGATGCCCTCGACCGTCTTGGCCGAATGACCCAGCCCTGTCAGCTTGGCCTTCGCGTTCTCAATCGCCTGCAAGCGACCGAAACCCTTGGTCAGCGCGAGACCGAGGCCGCCGATGACAGCGCCACCAGCGGCAACGGCGCCAACCTTCAGCGCCCCACCAAGAGTGGCCCCCATCTTCGAGCCCGCCGACTGCCCCGCCTTCTCGGCCGCAGGATCGAACTGCTTGGCGATGGTACGCTGTGCACCCTTTGTGATTGGGCGGACCTCTACCTCAGCAACACCGACAACCGGCATGGGGCACCTCGAATCACTATTTAGATGTCGTCCGGGGAAAACCCAAACTGTTGAATGAAGTCCTCGGCCCACTTGCGCTCAGCAGCAGCAATGGCCTTCTCGATCCCCGTACGCGGGGTTGGCGAAGGCTTCTCGGACTTCGGCTTCATGCCGGCAGACGCAATGATCGCCTGCTTGACCTGCTTCATCTCGTTCAGCAGATCGCCCAACTGCTTATTGGCGAGGCCATACTCGGAAACGCGGGGGGCGCCAGCATCTTCGTCCTCGGCCTCGCCGCGGGAGGCCAGGTACTGTTCGGCCAGCAGGGCGGCCGCTTCTGGATCGTTGGTTATCGCCTCGTTGAGCCGGGACGCGCTTGGCAACATGTCGATGAAATCAAGTAGCGCCACCCAGCGTCCGGCCGCATACCACTCCGCGAGATCCACGCCGTACACCTGCATCAGGTCGGCGCGGACCTCGCGGCGGAAACGGCTTATCAGCCCTCGGAGGCGTCGCCTTCCCCCCCGTCGCCCCACGTACCTTGGTAGTAGTTCATGACGGCGTAGAACACCGGGCGGACCCGGCGCATGGTCGGGTATTCCGCATCAAGAGCGGCGTAATCCTCCTTGGACAGCCACTTCTTCAGGAACGGACTGACCTTGCCGTTGCTCGCGGCAGCGTTCATCTCGTCAAGCAGGGCTTCTGCTTCTTCGGTCGGAAGATCGAAGATGTCCGGGAACGTAACCAGCTTCCCCGACTTGAGCGGATACTGAGCCGGATCCGGATTGGTCTCATGCTCGATATTGACGCGCTTGATGTTACCAAGCGGCTTGTCGTTATTCTTGGCTGATGCCATGGTGTTACCTCCGGGTGTGAGGGTTGGTTACTTGGTGGTCTTGGTTTCGGTCTTCGCGGCGTCGGCTTGCTTGACCTCATCGGTCCTGGCTCGGGTTTCGCGGAACCCCTCGGCGCGCAGGCGTGCGGCCTCGGCGGGAATGGCAGTCTCGACGGTCAGGCCGTCAGCGTTGGTAAAGCGGGGCATGATGCCTCCTGAAGTCTGTCCGGGCATGGATGAATACGGTGCGCGCCGCCACACCCGGAAAACGACGCGCACCGTGATTAGAGGGAATTGCTAGACGCCGGCTGCGTAGCCGAGGACGTCCTTGTGGGCAACAGCACCCGTGCCGCCCATGTAGTGGCGAACCGGAACGCCCGACGTTTCGCCCGTGAACACGTCAAGGGTGAGTTCGCCGCCGACCGGGGAATCGCCGCCCCACGTCTCGTCTCCGCCACCCGAAAGCTTCACGGCCTCGAACCCCTTGCCAAGAATCCAGTTCTCGGCAGTCGGCCCATCCGAACCGATCACGAGCAGCTTGAACTCCTCGCCAACCGGCAGCTCGGGCTCATCAAGAACGATCTCGCCCGTCGTCGCATCCTGGGTCACGGCACTGTAATCGGCACCGTACTTCAGTTCCATGATGTGGCGACGGCCCGTTTCGAGCGGCGTGAACGTGATCGTCCGCGGAACCTGCGTGATGTCCGACCGGACCGGAGACGCATAGCCAAGGGCGTCGACGTCCTCCTTGTTTATCTCGCGCCCGAACGTATAGCCGTCCGCGGAAACGATGCCGACCGGGAGCCAACCAAGGGTCTTCAGGTCGATCAGCGAGCCCGTAGCAAACAGGGTCTCGGGAAGATCCACGTCGGCGCGGCCCATGAAGGCCACGGCCTTTTGGACTTTTCGGATCAGCTTCCGCTCGTCCGCATCCTGGCGGATCGTGTCAAAAGTAGGCATGGTGCATTACCCCTTCCAGGGTTCGTTATGAATTGGTTGGCCCGGACGGGCTAGACAGGCCGCGAAACGACTTCAAATGAAGCGGTGGCCTTGCTCAAAGTTGCGGACGGATACGGGACATCAACCGGGACCGTCAGTGTTCGGATCTCGTCAACGAACCCAGACGGCGTCTCGATGTTGTCCCCGACAATGGAAGCGCGGACCGACTCGAGCACCCGAACAGCTACAGGCATGGGCGCGAACACCTCGACCGTCACCCGGTCAACACGATCCACATACCCCTCATTGCCGCCCGTCGCATAAATCACCGCAACAGGAAACGGCCCCTGAGGTGCCCCAAGCTCATCGGCGGGCTGCTGGTAAAACGCATGCACAACACCATCAGGATGCTCGTGGCCGTCGATCAGGTCGAACAACACGGCCCGCGCATCAGGGAAAACCAGTGCATCAATCACCGCCGCCCCCTAACCGCCATCGCTTCGGTGACACGCACCAGAACCCGGTCACGCGTATCCCGCCAGTCATTGTCGGCACCAGCCGAAACGACAGCACCCGCACGCTGCTCATTAGCCGAACCCATCCGAATAGGCAGGTTCGATGCCGTGTAGGTGCCGCGCCCAACATCCTCGGCACCCTCCGCAATCCGCTGGGCAACAGCCAACGTTGCCGTCGCCATCCCCGCCGAATTGTTGATCGCCTTGAACCCATCGGACTCGGCCTTGTAATGCCGCGCCCCGGGAACCCTCCGAAGACTCATGCCCTCACCAGCTGGACCTCGACACCAAACGGCCACTCGCCCGGGCGCCCATCAACCGACCAGTCGCCGGCCATCCGATGACCAGCCGGCACACGCACCCGGTCAGCAGCCAGGAACCCGAATGACTCGTGGTAAAGCACCACCGACGACTCCGCCACATCCGACCTGTCCAGCGGATCCGACGTAGCACGCGGGCCAACCAGGCAACCAGCAACCGGAATATCCGCGGTAGGCAGCGGGTAACCCTTCGGATCCCTGCCGCCACCACGAACCACGACCACGTCCGTCAGCCAGGACTTGGGGAACCTGTCAAGGATGCTCATTCACTTCCGCCGATCAGGTCGAAAGTGAAAGCCTCGCCTGACCCGACAGTCGCGAGCAGATCCTCTTGATCGGGCAGCAGGACGAGCTTTCCCGGATTGTCCCCGCCGAACGTGGTGCTCTCCGAGAAAGGCCCCGTCGTCTGCTGCGTCGAACGGCGCCCGTCTGGATTCTTGAATACCTCGGTGACCATCGCCGTAACGACGTCCTTGGCGGTATCCAGGAGATCCGTGGACGCCGGGATCAGGTCGGCCTCGGCATCAATGCGGGCCTGCAGATCGGGGACGCGACGCCGGACCAGCCGCTCAGCACGGTCGATCCAGATTTGCAGACGGTTGTTATCCGTGGGGGCATTGGAGCCGACCCACGAGTCCGTCACATCTTCAGGCGAAACCCAAGACATCGCATCCCCTTACTGCTCAGCGCCGACGGGACTGTGAACGCCGCGTCGGCTTCTCGTCTGCGGAATCGTCGGTCGCGGATTCCTTCTGGGGCTTCTCCGATGCCGCCCCAGCAGCAGGCTTGGAAGCGCCATCAAGCGCGACCCAGCCACGGGACTGGTAGCGATCCGCAAGGTCGCCCTCGCAAGTCACCACCAGTCCCGTCTCGGGGTTACGAAGCCGCGGCAACCTAGACGGCGCCGTCCGTGAGCTTCACGTAGGCTTCCGCGTCGTTGGTCAGGAAGCCGTACTCGGCCTCAGCGCGGATCGCGACGAGGTTGTGCTCCCACAGCGAGGTCAGTTCACCGTTGATGGTGACCGTGGCCTCGGTGGACACGTCGTAGGAGATGCCACCGACGGCACCCCACACGGACTGCGACCAGTCGCCAGCGAAGCCAACAGTCGTGCCATTCTCGACACCCTCGCTGTAGAACGCAGGGCGACGCAGCAGACGGCCGCCCGACAGCGCCGAATCCTCGTAGGTGGCATCCACGAACAGCGGGCGCCCCTGCAGGTCCACGGCGGCATTCAGGGTGGGCTCCACCGTGTTAGCGAAGGCCCAGCCGGTCAGCTTCTTCTTGTCATCGACAAGCAGCTTCAGGGCGCCGTTCAGGTCGGCATAGGCGCCGCCGGTTGCCTGGGTGGCGGTGCCCAACTCGACAGCCTTGGTCGTTGCCGAGATGTTGTTCCCGGCACCGAAGGGGCTGTTCGTGCCGTGGAGGACCGCGGCGTCGAACGTCATGGCGAATGCTTCCGCGATCTGGTCGCGGAACAGGGTCACGTAGTTGCCCGGGTTGGCGCGGACGACTTCGGCGGAAACCACCGTGATCGCGGCGATCTTGTGGGGCTTGATGGACTTGAGCCCGAGCGCACCATTGGTGGTCGGCTTCTGCCCGCCCTCAGACACCCACGAGGCGGTGGGCTTGGACGTTACGACCGGGATCTCCTGGCCGTTGATGCCCAGCGGAACGCGCCGGACGAGCGACTGCACGACGGACTGCCGTGCGGCCTGGGTGAAGTAGTTCTCAGCCTCGGCCGGCTTGAGGAAGCCAGCGAAATCGCTGGTCTGTGTTGCGGCGGTCTGCGCCATGTCAACTCCTGTGTGTGGTTAGCGGAAGCTAGGAGATACCGAGCTTCTTTTTGAGTGCGTCCTCAATGCCGCTGCCGTTCAATGCGAGGTTTTCCGAGCCGTCACCGTCGAGATTCACCCGGTACGAAACACCGGACTTGCCCTCGGCCGCAGCGACCTTCGCGAGCAGTTCCTTGGCCTTCTTTGCGGAGGCTGTGAACTCCTCGGGCGTCTCGCCATGAACGAGATCCTGGTATTCGGCAGGGATGCCCTCGGCGGCAATGGCGGCGAGACGTGCGTTTTCGCGCTGCGCCTTCTCCGCCTTGCCCGACAGCTCGTCAAGTTGCGCCTGCAGTCGCTGCGTTTCCGTCAGCTTCTCGGCCTCGACCTGATCGAACTTGCCGGCCTTCGCCTTCAGGTCGTCATAGTCCGCAAACTTCCCGCGCTCCCGGCTGACCCGATCCGCAATGATGCGGTTGAGGTCATCCTGGGACGTGATCGGCTTGAAATCGGTACCCGCGTTTTCGTGCGCGGCAGATTCTTCACTCATTGGTATTTGCCTTTCCGTAAGCCCGTCGGCACTAACCAGACCGTTGACCGCCGTCTGTATCGCGTGGATTGTGGGTGGACGCCGAACTATGGCATCGGTCGTTTATAGGCAGCCCGTCCGCATAGGCGCCGTCCAGCAGGGGTTACTTGACCCCTAGTTCTTCTCGCATTGCCGCGACGATCATGCTCTGCCGCTTCTTCGGGCTGGCAATGTCGCCCTCGGTGGTTACCCACTCGTATTCGTTGTGGCGATTCCCGGCCGCGTCCATGGATTCGAGGACGTTGCGCTCAAGCCCCGCGTTGGCCTTCTTTGACGCTTCAAGGTACGCGTCGTAGTAGCGATCCGCGCCGGCCTGCAACTCCGCCTCATTGCCCTCGGTGACGACGACGATGCGGCATCGGCAGTGGTCGTGGAAGTCCTCGCCAATCGCACGGGATCCCCGCGTGCGGATGCCCTTCGCCTGCCCGCCACTCTTGCGCGTGCCGTCAGCCCGAAAGTTGGACGAGATCGGCTTCCCGCGCCCGCCAACCTTCCCGGCCGACTGCTCCGACGTGTACCCGGCGAACCGACTAGCCAGCATCCCGCAGAACGCGCAGCAACCCGGGCGCGGGACACGCTGCGACCGCATCGACCCCTGGTTGGCCGCATTACCGATCATCGTGTCAGCCGACGACTCGGTCAGGATCTTCGTCATCCCACCCGACAGTAGGGAAAACACCAGCGCGGCCCCGCCCTGCTCGAAGATGGACGACCGTGCACCCCAGCCGGCCAACGCGTGCCACCGTTTCGCCCCGACGCCATCCAGCGTCTCGGCCTCAACCGGCTTGCGAACCCCGTTCATCTCCTGCAGCTCCGTGAAGAACTGCGCAGACACCAGCGATGACGCGCCCACGTACTGATCTCCCAAGGTAGGCAGGAGGTCCATAAGGGCCTCCTGCTGCACCGCGGGCGGCTCGTTCGCGACCGTCGCCATGAGCTGGTCCAGTTCCGCCAGTGCGGCCACGCTCAACCTGTCAAGCAGCGTCGAATAGCCCTGCGTCGCACTGTATGGAATAAGCATTAGCTAGCCGCCTGATTCTCCCCGCCCGCAGCGGCCGCATCAGCGACACGCCCCGTCTCGGGCGTACGGTTGGCGATCCTGTCCATGAACGACGAGATCGACGCCTTCCGAAGATCGCCACGCAACCGGACAATCTGCTCACGCGAGAACCCGGCATACTCAAGCCCGACCTCGGACTCGGCAAGCCCCGGAATGTTCGGTGCAAGCTGGTTGAAAGCAATAGCCTTGTCCGTGGGCGAAACGGTGCCAACGGGCGTGAACACGGCGGACAGGTTGCGGAAGTCGGCAGGCAGTGAACCGTCACGCCACTCGACCGCCATGCCCAGCGCCTCCACGGCACCGGCCCCCCACGACCTGTTCGCGTTGTTCGCGTCGTTGAGCAGATCCTCTTTGCCTGCATAGATCGCCTGGGACGACGATGGGTTGTCGTGGATGATGCCCAGCGACGAAACCGGCAGCCGCTGGTCCCCCGCGAACAGTGAAGCCCACATGCGCAGGTGCGAGATGTGTGCCTCGGGGGAAGCTCCGTCAAACCGCTTCACGTCCGGCACTTCCTGCGTCTTCTCGTCCTCGACAAGACCAAACACGCGGCCCATGACCGCCTTGAAGCGGTTGTTCCCGGCAAACGCCTTCGCGTCGGCCCCCATGAGCCAATACTGCGGGCCCGCGAACCCTTCAGCCTGAACCTCGGATCGGACCACGGTGCGCAACCCGGAATCAGTGAAGTACATGGCAGGGCGCGAGATCCGTGAGTACCCGAACGGGCGCTTCAGGGTGGGCTTGTGCGGTAGCGGGGCGACTGATACGCGGCCCAGTGGGTTATCGAACCGTTCGACGCTTACGCGGCCGTTTATGCCGACCTGGATGCGGACGATCTTCTCGTGCAGGTACATCGCCATGTCGGCCGGGAGACCGTCGCGTAGTTCGATCACCGCAAGATATGCGCCGATCTCCATACGCTCGCTATCCCAGATCGCCGCCGACATGTCAGCCAAGTGCGGACGAACCCGCAAATCACCCGACATGTCATCCACGCGCAAGAACGAGCACGAATGAATCGCAGCCGAAAGCGTCGCCCCCGGGAAGAACTTCATGAACTTCGAGTCATAGAGGATCTCGTCAATCCCGAACGGGTCATCCTCGCCGCCCGCCGAAACGAACCCCTCCAAAATGGAACGATCCGTCAACGCCCGGACACCAGTCTCGACCCAACCCATCACAGGGGCCAGCTTCTGCAGGATCTCCGGGGGAATCGCAATGCCAAGGTCCACAAACGCGTTCTTGCCGTCAAAATACACCTGACGAAGCACATTGCGCGGCTGCTTGGCCTCATAGACCTCAAGCAGCTTCCGGAGCACCAGGCCCTCCTCCTCGGAGAGTCCATTGGGTGAAATCAGCAAACCGTGACACCCCCTCCGGATGATCCAGCAGACGCCGCAGGCTTGCGGGCGAACTTGACGGCGCCAAAATGGGCGCAGGTAACGGACATGATCTGGGTGAGGTCAACCTCGACGTCATCGCGTGCAAACGCCCACGACCCCGCCTTGCCTACAGGTTTCTTCGTCGCGCCGGCCACCGACGCGTTCAACTGCTCCTGATCGAAGTGGGTAACAGTGCCCTCGCGCACGGCATCATGAAGCCCCATGCACGCCTGCGCGAACTCCGGCGTAGACAAGATCCGCACCATGCACTTCTTCTCCTTGAGCATCGGCTCAAACGTGCGGGCAGGACTAAAGGCGTCGATCACAACCGGCGTGCGACGGCGTGCAAGCTTCTGAATCCAATTCACCAACTCCGCAGACCCCGACTCGTTGAACGGCTCCGTCTCCGCGACCTCAAGGTGCAAGCCTTCATCGGAAAACATCGCCAACGACACCGAAACCCAAGTACGCTCCGGATTCATGTCGATCCCGACCGCAGCAACCGGCCAATCATCCGACGGATGCTCGATCTTGCGGCCTTCCCAAGCGCCAGGGGGAAACGCCGTCTTACGAGACGCCATCTCATCCCAGATGCCCATCGCCTCACGCAGAAAGGAATCCTTGGTCAGCTTCCGCCGCATACGCAGCATCGACTTTTCCTTGGTGCGCAACGGGTAGGACGGGTTCGCCTTCCTCCACTGATCCCGGTCATCCGGATCGGCCTTCGGGTCCGCACTGAACTCGATGTAGAGCGAATCCTCACTATCGCCAGACAATGCAGCCCGACGCGCCTCCTCGAAAATCTCCGAAGGGTCAATAGGCTTGGGCGGCGTACCGATCATGATGGTCAGCGCGTTCGGCGAAGCATTCTGGGCGGGCACCATGTCGTCCACGGCCCGCTCGGTCAGGATCTGCGCCTCATCGAAGACCGCAATGTCCACTTTGGTGAACCCGCGGCCAAACCCCCGCTCGCGGGCCCCGAACACAACCCGGGAACCATTCGTGAACTCGATCTTCTGCTCAGACCCGTTATCCGGCGTCCGGTCAATATGCGGGGCCATGCGTGGCGTCGCGGCCATCGACTTCATGCCCGAAAACGTCTCGTCCGCCGTATCCTTCTTATGGGCACTCCACGTAACCGTCAGATCGTCATGCTTGATGCACAACGCGAACGCGATCCAACCGATCATGAACGTCTTGCCGACCTGCCGCGGGATGCTCATCGTCACGCCGCCAACAGTCGTCGCATAGTAGCCGTCGGCATCCTTGGACAAGATCAACTGCGCCGCGCCCTGCTGCCAAGGATCCAGCGTTATGCCTAGCTCGGCCAACGTCTCCCGAACCGACGGCCAGCCCGTCGAAACAATCCCCTCCGGAATGACAACATGGCGGGCCAGATCATGGAGACGATCAGACTGCGCGAGGGTCGAACTTCTCGTCACTAGTACCAGCCGCCTTACCTAGGGCATCCGGCTTGTCTGCCAGTTCAAGATCCTCGATCTCCTTGGAGATGCTGCGAAGATGGCCGGTCAGCGACGCAAGATCCCGAGCCAGTACGCCCTCGTTCGACACATGGGCAACGATGATCTTCCGCAATGCCAGCAACTCATCCAGCCGCGTGCCCGACGAAATCGCCTCGGACAACGACTTCAGGGGAACGGGGGCATCGTCCTCGGTGGCAATCCGCACCGGAGGCAACTGCTTCTTACCGGCCATCGGGAATCACCTCCTATGCGGTCAGCACCTTTATCCCCTTGCGTGAGTTACAGGCGCGACAAGCGGTCTTCAAGTTGGATGGGGTGTCGCCCCCGCCCAGAGAGCGGGGAAAAACGTGATCTAGTGACGGTGCCAGAGGTCCGTTCGGACCCCCCTCCCGGTCAACCGGAGACTCGCAGAGGTAACAGATCCAGCCATCGCGTTCATAAATTTCCAACCGGGCCTTCGGGTCGATCCAGTCTGAACCGCGCCTATTGGGCCAGTGCCCGTTTTCCTCACGGAACCGCCTGCGCCAAATAGTTGAGTAGTTGACGCCGGACTCAAGGCGCTTAGAGTCGTTGAAGTCTCGCATCTCCTTAGCCTTTGCTTCCAAGCACTGGGGGCATCGACAACCCCGCTTGTACTGGGTGGATGTGCCGTGAACCAATGCCCTGCACTTGCGGCACGTTGACCTCCCCTGAACGAAACCGGCATGAGGAAACATGCCGCTCCCACATGAGGCGCAAGTATCCTTGGACCCCAAAACGCGGGCTGCATCGCGACATTTGCGACCGCAGTACTTGGATGGTCGGGTCGAGCGAAATTCACTGCTGCAAGTAAGGCAAACGGAGAGCACGCCTGCTGTAGAATTTTGCATATCGACTCCTGTAAGTCGGTCACCGCCCCGGAATGTTCGCGCATTCGCGGGGCTTTCTCTTTGCCCATCTGTGGAAAAGTGGCATGAATGAAAGTGGCACT